TGAATCTAAAATGGATAAAGCACTTCAAGCAATGAAAAAAGCACAATCAGAAAAAGAGGAATTTAAAACACAAAATACTTCTACTGCTGGAACTACTGAATGGGGAGATACTACTCCCATTGAAGATGACGAAGAAACTGGTTGGTAATTATTATTAGAAATAGGTGGAATTGAAATATATTCCACCTAAAACAAAACAGGAGATTTTATGAGAGAATTAAAAACCGTAAAAATGAGTGCAATTGACGAACTCAGCAATGTAACAGTAAAGCTAGAAAGAAAACATTTGCCAGATGATGAAATTGAAGATATTCAAATGATCACAGAAAACTTTGTTGAACTTTTACGAAAATTACATTATGATCCGATTGATATTCGTAATGCTGTTCGTGATGTTTTAGAAAACTATGATTTTGAAAACTAAGGAGTGATTGATGAAATATGTTTTGAATGAGCCAAAGGTTGCATTAGAAAGTTTTCGACATTATTTACGTGGAACAAAAAAGGTCGGTAAGAGCACGTTATTTCGAGATCTTATTATCGAATACTACGGAGATCCAAAATACGGATTAATGATTGCACCAGGTAACGAAACAGGTTTTAAAGCATTAGATAATTTATATGCAGTAGAAGCTCCAACATGGGAGGATTTCTGTAGGATTGTTGATGATCTAGTATTAAATAAAGAAGACAATGAATTTAAGATTGTCGCTATTGATACCGTTGATGAGTTAATCGCAATTGCAGAAGAAAAAGTTTTAAAAATTCATTATCAACGAAAAAGTGAAAAGGCTACTTCTATCAACTCTGCTTTAGGTGGATATGGAGCAGGAAAGAAAATGCTTCGTAAACTTATTAATGATAAAATCAGAGAAATAGAAAGTGTGGGACTAGCTTTATTTTTCATCGGACACACTAAAGTTCGTGACATTAAAGAAAAAGGACAGGAAGAATCTTATCAACAATTGACTTCCAATCTTGAATTTGATTATGATGCATTATTTACAGATAAAGCGGACATCATTGCTTCTTGTTATTTAGAAAGAAACGTAAAAGATAATTCTTTAGAATCAACTACACGATACATTTACTTTCGCCCTAATGGTTTCGTAGATGCAGGAAGTCGTTTCAAAGATATGCCAGAACGTGTTCCTATGACTGCTCGTGATTATATTAATGCTTTTGAACAAGGCGCAAGAGGAACTTATTCTAAGCCTTTATCAAAAAAAGAGTTGGAAAAACGAAAGAAACAGGAAGAAACAGAACGCCAAGAACAGGCTCAAAAATTTATTGAAATTAAGAAAGCAAATTTTGAAGGATTAGAAACCGTCGAAGATTATCACAAAAAAATTCAGGAAATGAAAGAAGCATTAGATTCTGAAACAGCACGTGAAAAAGGTGAACAATTAAAAGAAGCTGGATTGCCTCTAAGATTTAAAGAAATTGAAGATTTGGAACAATTAAAATTATTCTTGAAAATCGTCTCTTCAGAGGATTAATTTGATTAAAAAATAAAATGTTCATTTTATTGGTTGTAGAATGGTATTAGAGGCGGTTTTTAGGCGATTTAGGGCGTTTTTAATGGTATATTGTCGGTAGATAATTTTATAGGTATATTATTGGTAGAATTCAGTAAAATAGGGAAGAAGAATAAAATTCTTCCCTATTTTAAAACAAAAAGGAGATTATGAAAGATATTGAGTTGTGGTGTGGTGATTGTTTGGAAGCAATGAAAAATATTCCAGATAAATCTATTGATATGATTTTTGCAGACTTACCTTATAAAAAAGGAATGGGATCTTGGGATTATTTAATTGATTTAGATAAATTATGGATTGAATATACAAGAATTATAAAAAATAAAAGAGCAGTTGTTTTATTTTCTCAAAATCCATTTTCTGCAAAACTAATTATGTCAAATATTTCATGGTATAAATATAATTGGATATGGGACAAAGGAAAACCTGGAAATATTTTTACAGCTAAGTTAGCACCTCTTATTACACACGAAGACATTCTTGTTTTTAGTAATGGAAATATTGCCAATGGAAGTAAAAATAATATGGTATATTATCCTGAAATGGAAAAGTTAGAAAAACCTCAAAAATATTATATGAAAACCAACAATGAAAAATCATTTAAAAGAGAGAGCCATCAAACAATTCAATATGAAAAAACACATAATTATCCAAAAACCATTCAATATTTTTATAATAATAATGCAAAAGGAAAATTTCACCCCACTCAAAAACCAGTTACCTTATTAGAATACTTAATTAAAACATATACACAAGAAAACGAAATAGTTTTAGACAATGTTATGGGTTCAGGTTCTACTGGAGTTGCTTGTAAAAACTTGAATAGAAAATTTATAGGAATTGAAAAAGATAAAAAATATTTTGACATTGCAGTAGATAGAATTAATAATACTTAATAAAAATAACTTCGGGAGGTAAAATGATTATCACCACTCGAAAGTGTGGATCGTGTAAAGAAAACATTGAATTAGAAAAAGAACAAAAAACAGTTCTTCAAAGTAAGAAATATTATCACTATGATTGTTTTATAGAAAAAGAAACAAAAAAAGGTCGAAGTCCTTTAAGTATAGAAGAGGCAGAAAATTTAGCTGATCAACTTATAAAAGAAAATAAAGATTTTATAAATGAAATTATAAATAAGAATCATTTATATTTATGGTTGCAAAGAAAATATGATCTTACAGTTATTCCAACTTACGTATATCAAAAATTAGCAGATATACACAGTGGAAATTGGAAAGATTTGACTAGAAAAATTCCTCCAGAAGATGTTCTGGATATGTTTAAAAGACAGTGGCATAATTTAGAACAAATTAATATTAATAATATTAATAAAGGAAAAAAATTGAATCCAGAAAGTAGATTAAATTATGACTTAAGTATTATAATAAATAAATCAAGTAGTTATTATGAATGGAAGGCAAAAGCGGAGGAAGAAAGAAAAACAGCAATTGAAAATAATAAAAATGAAATGAAATTGGATTTTACAAAAATTAAACCACAAAAGACTAAAAAAGAAAACTACATTATAGAAATGGAAAATTAAAAACATATGACTGAGGATTTTACCAATGTTCAAAATGAAATTCAATTTATAGGATGTTTGTATCAAGATCCAAATCTTTATTTACAATTTGAAAGATTTATAAATTCAAAATATTATTTTACAGATCCAGTAACAAAATTTTTTTATGATGAAGGTTTTATAGTCTACAAAAACAGAACTCAAAATTTCAATGAAACCAACATTAATTTATATATGAGTGAAAACGAGGATAGATTTAAGACATACAAAGAGCATGGTGGATATGCCACAATAGAAGGTTTTATAGCAATGTCAGAGTTAGATAATGCTCAAACATATTTTGACATACTTCAAAAGTACGCTTTGTTAAGAGAGTACGAAAGAAGATTAAAACCAGAAAGAATATTAAAAAGCAAGAATTTTGATTCACTAAAACCAAAGCATGTACATTATAATGTTATCAATATGGTTCAAAATATTTATACTAAAATTACAGGAGATCCAGAAGTAGAGAATCTTAGCGGAAAAGTTAGAACAATGGTTACAGATTTATTAGAAAAACCAGCTATGGGAATGCCGACTCCTTTTCCTTCATTTAATGAGTTATTTAGAGGGCTAAGAAAAGGAACTGCTATGGGAGTTGGTATGACATCTAATTCTGGTAAAACCAGGTTTATGATTAGAATGATTGCTGATTTAGCATTTATTCAAAAAGAAACTTGTTTGGTAATGTTGAATGAAATGAGTGTAGAAGATATAAGAATGGCATTACTTACAACTGTAATCAACAATGATGAATTTCAACAATTAACAGGAGTAAAAATAAAAAAGAATGAAAGAGAATTGGCTTTAGGCATATATTTAGATCACAATAAAGAACCAATTTATAGAAAAATGGATGAAACAACAGGAAAATATTTGGAATCATTAGATGAATTTATAGATAGATTGAAAAAGATTTCTATTGACTATAATGAGGTTTGTTTTGTTGCTGATTGGATTGATAAACAAATAGATGCCTATATTTATGTCATTGATGTTAGTTTGGGATATACCGATAATGATCTAGAAACCCATATAAAAAAGACATTTCAGACAAAAGGAATAGAATATTATTTCTATGACACATTAAAAAATGAATTGGGAACAATTGGTGAATGGGCAGCATTAAAACAAACAGCAACTAAGTTAGCTGAATTAGCAAAAAATCTCAATGTATTTATTTATGGATCACTTCAATTAACAGATGACGTTAATATGATAGATCCGTTAGATTTAAACTCAATGAATATTGCTGCATCTAAAGGATTGAAAACAGTTTTAACAACTTTAACTCTTTGGAAAGAAATAGATCGAAGACACTACGGAAAATACCTTTACATTCCAATTGATCAAAACGATGGATGGGGAGTTCCAGATAATCCTCAACCGCTTCCAGAAAGTAAAGATCCAAACAATAGATTGTACTCCTGCGTTGTAGATAAAAACAGAAGTGGCGCTAAAAAGAAAATATTATTTGGAGTAAATTTAAATACAAATAAATGGATAGAATTTGGTGAGTTAATTAGAAAATAATGGTGAATAATTGACAGATGTAAAAAAAATAAAAAAATACATTTTAGAGAACAATTGTTCTAAAATTATTTTAGAGGATTTGGGATGTCATAATATTCATATTCATAGTGGACATGATAACGAATATTATACATTTGCAAATCCAGACGGTGATAATCCTAATGCGGTTACATTATATTTAAATGATTCTTTAAAAGTTATAAACTATACAAGAGAAATTTCTAAATCATCAATTCATTCTGATCTTTTTACGCTGATCGAATTTTATAAAAATATCAATTTCTTTCAATCTGTAAAATATGTTTGTGATTTATTAGAAATAAAATTCTATGATGAAGAAAATAAAAGTGTTCCAGAATCATTGAAAATTATAAAAATGATTTCTTCTTTAAAGTCTAAAAATAAAACAGACGATGATGACACTCCCATAAAACCATTATCTCAAGAAATAATTAAATATTATCCTCCAATTGGAAACACAATGTTTTTTAAGGATGGGATAGACTATCAAACTCAATATGAGTTCGGTTTATCTTATGATAATGAAAGTAACAGGATCTTAATCCCCATACATTCTGAAATTGGCGATTTAGTATCTTATAAAGGAAGGTTGTTTAAAGACCATATAGAGGAATGGGAACAAAAGTATCTTGTATTTATACCCTTGTCCTAGAAATAAAATTCTTTTTGGATATAATAAAACTCATTCGTATATTAAAAAAGAAAGTTGGGTTTTTGTAGGGGAAGCTGAAAAATTTTGTCTCCAGTTATGGTCTTATGGTTATTATAATTCTGTTGCTACAGGTGGCACAAAAATAGGACAAACACAAATAGATAAAATAAGTAGATTGGGAGTTCCAATTTGTTTTTGTTTTGATAAAGATATTGAAAAAGAAACAATAGAAAAAATATCTGAAAGGTTTACCGACGGAATTGATATATATGCTATATTTGACGAAGATGATTTGTTGAGAGATAAGGAATCTCCATCTGACAATTTTAAAAAATGGGAACATTTGGTTAAAAATAATGTTTACAAAATAAAGTAAACGCGGTAGAATAAAAAAATAAAATTAGAAGGAGAAAACAAATGAATTATAAATTATTAAATAA